GTGCAGAAGCAACAAGTTCTAGTTATAACATGGATTTTTTATCAAATGGATTTAAGTTTAGAAATACTTTAAACAATCAAAATGCCTCTGGTTCATACATCTACATGGCTTTTGCTGAAAATCCATTTGTAACATCAACAGGAGTGCCTGCAACGGCAAGATAATTATGTTACAGAAAATAAAATTTGCACCAGGATTTAACAAACAAGTAACCGCAACCGGTGGTGAAGGCCAATGGGTTACAGGTGATAATGTTCGTTTTAGATATGGTTATCCAGAAAAAATAGGTGGTTGGGCTCAACTAGGTTCTGTTGAAATGACAGGTCGTAATACAGCCATACATCATTTTGTTAATACATCAGGTATTAAGTATGCTGCACTTGGCACAAGTAGTATATTGTACGCTTATTCTGGTGGTATATTTTATGACATACACCCAATTAAATCGACTACAACTTTAACATCAGCTTTTACTACAACTAATGGATCTGCAACAGTTACATTAACTTTTTCATCTGCTCATAGTATAAACAAAGGAGATATTATTTTATTAGATAATTTTACTTCAATTACAAATTCTAATTTTGTATCAGGTGATTTTACAGATGTAAAATTTATGGTAGCATCAATACCAACTACCACTACTTTAACTATAACCATGGCATCTAACGAATCCGGATCTGGTGCATCTACATCTGGTGGTATTAGAGTTAAACATTATTATCCAGTTGGACCAGCAGTTGAAACTGCAACAACAGGTTGGGGCCTTGGATCATGGGGTGGACAACAACAAGGTCAATTTACATCAACACTATCTTCAGGAATAAATGCATCAGTTACATCTTTAACAATGGCTAGCTCATCTTCTTTTGCATCAACAGGTACCGTGCAAATAGGAGCAGAATTAATTACTTATACAGGAAATACTGGTGGCACACTATCAGGTTTAACAAGAGGTGCTAATGGTACAACAGCAGCTATACATTCATCAGGTGCAACAGTTACAGATGCATCAAATTATTTTGCATGGAACTCTGCAGCATCAGGAGATATTGTAACAGCACCAGGTTTATGGTCATTAGATAATTTTGGTAATAAACTTATTGCAACAATAAATGGTGGTGAAAGTTTTGAATGGGATTCAAATCCAACAACAGCAAATGCTACTAGAGCAACAATTATATCTGGTGCACCAACTTCATCTGCATTTAGTTTAGTATCAACTCCTGATAGACACTTAATATTTTTTGGAACAGAAACAACCATTGGAACAAAGTCCACACAAGACCCCATGTTTGTAAGATTTTCATCTCAAGAAGATATTAACACTTACGCACCATCAGCTACTAATACTGCAGGTACACAAAGACTTGCAGACGGATCTAAAATTGTAGGAGCTATTAGAGGACGAGATGCTATTTATGTTTGGACTGATACTGCATTATTTACTATGAGATTTGTTGGTCCACCTTTTACTTTCTCATTCCAACAAGTAGGTACAAACTGTGGATTGATTGGACAGAACGCAGCTGTTGAAGTTGATGGTACAGCATACTGGATGTCAGAAAATGGTTTCTTTAGATATACAGGTAGACTAGAATCTTTACCATGTTTAGTTGAGGATCATGTATTTGATGATATTAACACAATACCAAAACAACATATCAATGCAGGATTAAATAATTTATTTGGTGAAGTTGTTTGGTTCTATCCCAATTCTGGATCAGGAACTGTAAATAGAATGGTCACATACAATTATCTAGATTCAAGCGCCGAGCGACCAGTATGGACTACAGGTACATTAGCAAGGACTGCGTGGCAAGACTCAGCTGTATTTGGTAAACCTCATGCAACAGAATATGATACAAGTTCTAACGGTACCTCTGGTTCTTCTACATTTGTTCAAGGTAATGTTGATGGTGTTAGTTATTACTATGAACACGAAAAAGGGTTAGATCAAATACGAGAAGGTGCAACTACATCAATTATTGCATCAATTGAATCTGGAGATTTTGATATAGGTCAACAAGGACTCGCTGGTGATGGTGAGTTTATGATGAAAATTAGAAGAGTGTTACCAGATTTTTTAGCACAAACAGGTGATGCAAGATTAACATTAAATTTAAGAGATTTTCCAAATGATACACAAGCTAGTTCTTCACTTGGGCCATTTATTGTAAACAATAGTACAAAAAAAATAGATACACGTGCAAGAGCTAGATCAATATCATTGAAGATAGATAATACAAGCACAAGTCAATTTTGGAAACTAGGTACCTTTAGAATTGATTACCAACCGGATGGGAGAAGATAATGGCAAAAATAGTACAATCATTAACACAGCCACCAAGAGAATACGATCAATTAACATTTTTATCTTTAGTAAGAGACTTAAATGGTTTAATTGAAAAATTAAATACAACTTTTCAAGAGGAGAAAACAGAAGACAATGATGCCATTGTTTTCTTTTTAGGTGAATAATGTCCAATAGTTTTATAAGTAAAAAAGTAGATATTACATCAGATGCAACATTTACTTTATATACAGTACCCGCTGCAACAACGGCTATAATAAAGTCTATATTAGTGAGTAATGATGATGCATCAGGACAATCGGCTCAATTAAACATAACCCTAACTAATTCAAGCGGTGCTGTCTTTAGTATTGCTTTTCAAAAAATAATTGAAGGGGCACAGGGACAAGCCGGAGACCCAATAGAAATATTAAGTAAAACTTTAGTGGCTGAAACTGGAGACATTATAAAAGTAGCAGCATCTGCAGCAAACAGGCTTCATGTGATACTTTCAGCTATGGAAGTACTGCCTAGAACAGTTACAACATAATCTTGATTTATTAGATAAAATCTAGTAGATTAAAGAATTCAGGTGAAAATCCTGCCTTTTTAATATAAACAAAATTTAATATATATGATTACAAGATCTCAAATGCGAAGACAACTACGTGCAAAAGGTGGTATCATGAGTGTAGAACCTAGAACAGGTTTCTTATTTGGTGGTATAAAAAAAAGAATTAGAAAAATTATACCAAATGAATTAGCAGATGTAGCAGTCAAAGCTGCACCGTTTGTTGCAATGATTCCTGGTGGTGCACCTTATGCAGCCGCTATGAGAGGTATAGGTAGATTCGATCAACGAGGTAGTATTAGTGATGCAATTAAACAAGCTGCATTAACTTACGGTGGTAGTAAATTATTTAATGAAGGTATGGTTTCTGGTGGATTTAGAGATGCTAATGCTAGTGGTATAGGACAATTTTTTAATGAAGGAACCAGAGGTAGTATAGGTAACTTTTTTAGAGGTGGAGAAAAAGCTGCAGATGTTAATAAGATTCCAAGAAATGCACCACCAGGAGAAATTGGTGGAGCCGGTTATATAGATCCGACAACAAAAGCAAATGAAGGAACAAGTTTTATAAAAAAAGGAACAGATTTTTTAGGTGATAAAGTTCCAGGTTTTGACAAACTAAATCAAATCGTACAAGAAAAATTATTAGTTGGTGGAGTAACCGGAGCTGCAACATATTTATATGAAAAATTTTTAGGAGATGAACCACCACAAGATGAAGGTGAAACTTACGAACAATACATGGCAAGAAGAAAAGAAAACGTCGGTAGAAAAATGAGAACGTATATGGATAATTATTTTGCAAACGATCCTGAGTACATGCAACTTGATGATGCTGGTAGAGATGCATTTGTCTCTAGATACAATGTTCGAGATGGTGGTCGTATAGGTTACCAAACTGGTGGTGTTACTATGGGTAGGACATTACAACAAAACATAGCAAGTAACAGGCAACAAGCAACAGGGATCCAGGCTATGTTAAACGCAGCAAGAACAAAGGCAGGTCTTCCAACGGTACAAGCGCCACAACAAACAGCTTCATCTGGAATTAGTTCGTTAGCTACACCTGCACAAACGTCAGCGCCTGCACAAGCGACAACGCCTGCACCTTCTATTACAACATCAAGTTCAACACCTACACAAACTCAAGCTCCAACTATGCAACAAATAAGTTCTGCAATGTTATCAGGTGGTAATCCAATGGCTTCATCTTCACAACAAGCATCACCAATGGCTTCACCAACAGCATCATCAATGGTTTCACCAATGGCTTCACCTGCACAACAAACAACACAACCTTTAAAACAATATACAATTCCTAAACAAACCGGTGTAGGCTTTACAGTTGATGAAGAAGGAAGAACAATGCCATCACCTATGGGGCAGCAGATGATGATGACAGATCCTTTACAAGTATTTTCTGGGTTAAACCAACGACAACTAGGTGAATTGCCTGAACAAGATTTTTTAGCTTTAGAAAAAAGATTTGACGCTTTACCCCAATCTGAAAAAGATAATATAGATAAGTTTATAACTACAAGTATGGATAAACAAGCACAACAATTTCTTGATAAGGAAAAAACAGATGAAATTAAATACAAACAAGCTGATGGCAGTGCAGGAAATAGAGAAATGTATATTAATATATTAGACGGAATTAAAAATGAAAGTCCTAATGAATTTGCAAAACTAACTGGAAACGAAACTTTAGCAGATTTAGAAAAAATAATTTATCCTGAATATTTTAACCCTGATGGAAGCTACATGACTAATGATCAGTATAATCAAAAATTTAATCCAAGTTCACTTTCTGGACAACCTTATCAACCAGAAGTTAATCCTTATTATAATGCAGATGGAACAGTAAAAGCAGAATTTGATCCAATGAACAACTTTATGATGCTTGACGCGCCGGGAGATAATGCAACCGGCACTTATATAGACAAAACTAAAGGTTATAGTATTCCACAAACTTCAAGTGGATATGAACCTGATTTTTTTTATAAAACAGGCGGCAGAGTAGGTTTTGAAGAAGGTGGTACTAATTTTATGAAATGGTTAAAAGCTAACTATGGACTAGAAATAAAAGAGTTAGATATGGATCAATATAGTAAACTTTCTAGAGAGTATAATAATGAAAACTCAGATCCATATGAAACTGGTAGAAAGAAAAATGCTGCTGGTGGTATTATGAGCATGCCTATGGGTCAACCTAGAGTTAATCAAGGTGGTGTTACAGAATTAGATTACAGAGCTAAAGGTGGATTTGTACCAGTTGGTATAAAAGAAAAAGCAGATGACGTTCCAGCTATGTTATCAAAGAATGAGTTTGTATTTACAGCAGATGCTGTAAGAGGAGCAGGCAATGGCAGTGTTGAAAAAGGAGCACAAAAGATGTATGATACAATGAAAAATTTAGAGAGAAGGGTTACTTAATGGATAACGATTACGAAAAAAAATTTATGGAACTTGTAGAAAGACTTAGAGAAGTAGGTTTTAGTCAACAAGAAGCAATTGAAGAGGCTAGAGAAAGACTCTCTAAAGAAATGGCAACAGGCGGCAGAGTAGGTCTTGCAGATGGTGCAATGATGGCTTCAGCGCCAGATCCAATGGATGAAAGAAACAGCATGATGGAAACTATTGCTATGCAAGAATTTGGTAAACCTTTATCAGATTTAACTGAAGATGAAATAATTCAAATAGAAATATTTATGGAGGAAATGGATACTCATGGTAGCTCTTCTATAATAGACAAATACAAAAGATATATTCAAGAAATGATTAATACAGGTAACGAACCTCTTGATTTTGAAGAATTTAAAAAAATGATTGAAGAATCAGAAAAAACTATGGCAAAACCATTACCATCAGACCCTACAAAACCTATTAATCCTTTTCAACCTAAACCTACAGGACCCGTGTTACCTGATAGACAAATGGCACAAGCAGGTGGTAGAGTAGGTTATCAAACAGGTGGTGTTACAGAATCAAGAACACTTCCACCGGAATACGTAGAAGCATTAGGTAAAACTTATGCAGCTGATCTTACAAGACAAGCTGGAATGCCAACGGTTACAAATGCAACAGCACAACAACCAGGTGAAACTGCTCAACAATTTGCACAAAGACAAGCGCAAGCTCAACAGTTTGGTATTACTCAAGCTGGTATGGCTGAACTTGCACCGCAAGTAGCAAGTCAAGATCCATTACAAGCAGCAGCGTATGCACAAGCAATAGATCCAACAAAAGGTTTAGGATCGTATCAACCTTATTTAACCGCAGCAGGTCAAGCTGCAACAGGGGCAACAGCTCTAACTGGAACAGGAGCCGGAACTGGTGCGGGATCAATTCAATCTTACATGTCACCATATCAACAACAAGTTATTGACACAACGATGGCAGACTACGATGCACAAGCAGCTAAATCTAGATTAGGTTTAGGAGCACAAGCAGTATCAGGTGGAGCGTTTGGTAGTGGCCGTCACGGTATTGCAGAAGCAGAATTTGATGCGTTAAGTAACAGAGGAAGATCTAGTCAACTAGCAAATTTAAATCAATCAGGATTTCAAAATGCATCATCAAGAAGACAACAAGATCTATCTAATCAAATGGGTATTGCAAACCTACAACAGGGTTTAGGTGGAGCAGCACAAGATTTTAGTAGAGCACAAATATCTGGCCTTGGTACATTAGGTTCAGCGCAACAAGCACAATCACAAGCGGTACTTGATGCACAAAGACAAGCAGCACAGATGGCTGTTCAAGATCCACAAAGAAGATTAAATATGCTAGGATCAGGCGTCATGGGACTAATGGGTGGCATGGGTGCAGGTAGAACAGAAATAGGTGAAGCACCAGCACAAGCTCAATCTAGTCCATTAATGTCAGCATTAGGAGTTGGGTTAGCAGGAGCAGATATCTACGGAAGAATATTTGGGAACAAAGGATAATGTCTAGAAGTTTAAAAAGACCTATGTTTAGAAGAGGTGGCACAGTTAATGATGGTATTATGACTGGGCTTACTGATAGAAAACAATATGCTAATGGCATGATGGTTGATGATGAAAGATTAGGAAAAGACACTCAATCTATTTTAGATGTTATGGCAAAATATGCACCTATTCCAAAAACAAGATTACCATTAGGTCAGTTTGGTTTAAATTTAGCATCAGGTAAATTTGCAGGTGATGGTAAATTACAAAATCTTATTGGTTCTGCTAGAGATCCATATGCACAATTTGTAAAAGCTGATGATGCCAGAAACATGGCACTAGCTAAAAGAAAACAAGGTGCAGTTTCCACAGCACTTGGTATGCAATTAAAAAAAGATAAACAACAAAGCGTGTTAGCAGCAGAGAAAAAAGCAAAATTTTTATTACCACCTGACGCTACAGCAGATCAAATTAGAGCTAAAACTGCTGAGATTATTCAATCAGAAATGAAAGGAAAAACATATGGAGCAGAGGCTAATTTAGAAAGAGCAATAAATTCTTATAGAAGTCAATACGGTGATGGTAGTAAAGCATTTAATCATGCTTCATTTGATGTAAAAGTTGCACCAGCGTTAAGACAAGCAGGAAAAAATCCAAGATCAAACATTAAATTTAAAGACGGTAAATATAAAACAAAAGGTAAAACACCTGGAGTTTATATTGATGTAGACAACGCAAAAGTAATTGAATTTGATGGCAACGTAGCAGTAGAATTACCAGAATTTACAGCATTACTTAAATAGGAGGATACATGATTGAGCTTATTGATCCAGAAGGCTTTACCTCCCTACGAGACGAAGAAATCAATAGTGAAAGAAGTGCTATAACTTCTGCTTTAGCAGGAGTAGTTTCAGGTGCAATAAAAGTACCTGAAGGTGTTATATCTCTTGGTGCAGAATTAATTGATTTAGGTTTTGATACAGATCTTGCAGCAGATGTTGAACAATTGTTTGATAAAGTTAATGTGTTTGAAGACATTGCAAATGATACAGCAATAGGTAGACTTACAGAAGGATTAGTTCAAATAGGTGTACCAGGTGGTATAGGTTTTAAACTAGCTAGCAAAGCAATTAAAGCTAAAAAAGCTGGTAACTACATGAATCTTAGAAACACTAACTTACAGAAAGCTGCAAAAAAAGCAGACGATTTTAATAAAACAATTGGTAAAAGAAGATTTGTAGCAGGGGTTGCAGGAGGGGCAGCAGGTGAAGCATTTGTTGCTGATGTAGAAGAACTTGGAACTTTTGGTGATGTGTTTGAAGCTGGGCCAACAGATTTAGAAGAAGTAACTGATGAAGGTGGTAGAGAAGATGCATTTAAAAAGTTAATGAACAGAACAAAATTTGGTGCAGAATCTTTATTAATAACACCAGTTGTGTATGGTGTTGGTAAAGGAATAAAAGCTGCAGCCACACGTGGTAAAAACATAGAGTTTAGTAATTCTAAATTAGATAAATTTTTTAATAAAACATTTTCTGCATTAAGAGCTAGAGGTGCAAAACCACAATCAATATTTGAAGCTAAGATGGCAGAAAAAGGTGCTACTATGGCTGATACTAACAGAGCCATGGAGTTGGTTAAAACAATTGATTCTGAAGTAGACAGTATGTTTCCAACGGTAAAATCTGTATTAGATAAATCATCAGATAAAAGAAAAGCAGATATATACAAAGAACTAAATGATATTTTATTTGAAGGTGAGTTAAGTAAGGCTATTCCAAGCAGTGCAGCAGCTAGAACACATAAATTTTTAAAAGACAATGGTGCAACAGATGAATCTATAGAAAATATATTTGAAGCAATAGGTGGTGCAAGAGAAAAATTTGTAGATTTAATTAATGCATCATCAAACGCACCTAAAGATGTACAAACTTTAAAAACATTAATGGGTCAAAGAGTAAAAGATTATTTAGGTAGCACTTATAGAATATTTGAAGATAAATCTATGTTACCTTTTTTAGCTTACACACCAACAGAAGAAGCAATCAAAGGCACAAAAGAATATTTTAAAAGATATGCAAAAGAAAATGGTAAAAACCTAACAGACTTTCAAGCACAAAGTATGGTTGACTCTGTAATAAAATCTGCAAAAAATCAAAAAGCACCTCCAGGTTTACCTATAAAATTTGCAAAAGGAACTTTAGCAGAAGAAGGACCACAGATAGATAAATTTTTTAAAAGAGTGGTAACAGATGACATAAAACCAGAACGTTTATTAGCTGAAACACCTGGTAAAGATAGAGCAGTTATAAAAAAATTGTTTGGTGAGATAGAAGACCCTAGATTCTCTATCTACAATAGTATGACAAAGTTATCTAACATTGCTAGAAAAAATGAATTGTTTAAAAATATTGCAAAACAAGATGATGCAATTAAAAAAGCAGCTACTGCAACTACACCAGGTGGATCAAGAGGTTTCTTTTTTGATGATGCATTAGAAGCAGCAGAAGCATTACCTAATCAAGAAATAGTAGAATTAGATAAATACATGACACCATATTTTAAAGATGAGTTTACTATTAATCCATTAGCAGGTAGTTTTACCACTAAAGCTATTGCTGAAGGATTAGGAGATAGCACTAAAACTTTAAAATTTTTATTTGAACCTAGAGAAGGTGCAACTGGTATTGAAAAAGGATTGACATGGGGATACAGAAATTTAGTATTATTTCCAAAAGCAGCATCACAAGTTGCAAAAACAATTTTATCACCGCAAACACATTTTAGAAATTTATTTTCTGCTACCGCTTTTTCTGCTGGTAATGGTATTTTATTCGAAAACCCTGCATTAGTTGGTAGAGCATTTAAAGATGCATTTGGTAAACTACAAGTGGGCACAAGAAAAGCAGAAGCAAATGAAGCATATAGAGAACTATTAGAACTTGGTGTTGTAAATTCACAAGTGCAATTAGGAGATATAAAAAATCTATTAACGGATACTCGTATGGGTGAAAATTTAAATATTGGAAAACCATTAGAGTCTATGATGAAAAAACTAACAGCAGGTACTGGTAGAAAATTAAAATCAGGTATGAAGTTTGCAGAAGATTTATATACAGCAGAAGATGACTTATTTAAAATAGCAAACTATGCTGTAGAGATGCAAAGGCTTAGAGGTGCATATACTAAAGTAGGTAAAGAGTTTACTGAAAGACAGTTAAAAGAAGAAGCAGCTGATATTGTAAGAAACACTGTGCCAAACTATGCATATGTATCAGATACTGTAAGAGCTTTAAGACGTCTACCACTTGGAACGTTTATGTCATTTCCATCTGAAATATTAAGAACAACAACCAACATCGCAAAAAGATCAATAAAAGAAATTAAAGATCCTGCATTAAGGTCTATTGGTATAAAAAGATTAGCAGGTATGACAACTGTATTAGCCGCAGCTCCATATGGAATACAAAAAGGAGCACAAGGTTTATACAATGTAACTAATGAAGAATTACGTGCATTAAAACAATTTTTACCTGAGTGGTCTAAAAATTCTACAATTATACCTATTAGAGATGAAGAAACAGGTGAATTAAAATATGTAGATTTTAGTCATGGTAATGCATATGATACGGTAATCAGACCATTTCAAACTTTACTTAATAATATCCAAAAAGGTATTGAAGATGAAGATGTATTAATGAAAGGTATTATGACTGGTATGGCAGAAGCTGCTGGCGAACTTGCATCACCATTTATATCAGAAGCAATTTATACTGAAGCAATGTTAGATTTAATTGCAAGAGGTGGTAAAACTAGAGAAGGCAGACAAATTTATACTGAAGCACAAATGCAAAATGAACCAGGAACTGCAATCAAAAACATGATCGAACATTTAGGAAAATCTATGTTACCGTTTTCTTATCCACAACTTACAAGATTATATCAAGCAGCAGCTGATAAACCATCAGAGCGTGGTGAATTCTTTGAATTACCAGATGAGTTAACAGGATTTTTAGGATACAGACAAGTTAAGATAGACCCTGTAAAATCTATGGGTTTTAAAATTTCTAATTATCAAAGAGGTAACAGGGAAGCAAGAGCATTATTTACTGGAGGGTCTGAGTCGTTATTAAAGGGTGGACCTAAAACAGGAAGAGATGTTATTGAAAGATTTATTGTAGCTAACAGAGCTAAATTTAATAATGATAAACAAATGCGTTCAAACATTCAAGCTGCCGATATTTTAGGTACAGACATGGATAATATTCGAACTGAGTTTAGAGAAAGACAACTAATTAATCTATATAATAGATTAGACAATGATATATACACACCATTCTTTCCATCAGAAAATATACAAAGAGAGTTTAGACAGATTGAAGAACGTATTGGTGTAGACAATCCATTTGAAGAAGTAAGAGATGTATTGTTAGAGATACAAGATGAATTAAGAGACTTATCTTTTGATGATGAATTTGATATTAATATAGATGAGTATTTACCACCTGTAGATGACATGTCACAAGCACCATTACCACCAACACCAGACGTAGATCCAGCAATGATACAACCGGTGCAACAGGCATCACTGACACAGACAGGATTAACACCATCAGAACAGGCATTGCTAAGCCCTGAAGAACAAGCTATAAGGTTAAGACAAAGGGGAATGGCGTAATGGCAAGAGATTTTGAATCATTTATTGTAGATCCAAGTTTACTAGATCCTAGTATCGATGCGACTGATTTAAGAACAACTACAGATACAAGACAGGAATTATTATCAGATGTTCCAGATTATGCAGGTATACAATTTGATCCTACACGAACAAGTTATTTAGATGACCTATATGCTTTATATAGTGGTCAATTATTTATGACACCAACAGCAACAACATCAGCCGTTGGATCACCCACAGATGAAGGCGGTGGTGGTGGCGTTGGAGTCGAGACTCCGGCAACTATTACACCTAGTACACCAATAACAACAGATCTTACAGATGATCAGATTAATGAATTTGTAACTGAAGACACAACCATGCCTCCAATGTTAAGTCCTGACATGATTGGTGATATAGATACAACACCCGCTGATATATATACAAGTCCAACATCAAACGTAGCCCCTGATGGAACTACGATGGCAGATATGACTGATGATGTGGATATGAATGCAATAGACAATCCATTTGCTGGTACACCTGTAAACACACCAAGCGGTGAAAATCCTTTTGCATATGAAGACCCAACAAGTTTAGCGATTGGGCCAGATGGTGCTGTTGATTTTGATACTGGACCTGGAATAGATAGTTATGTAGAAGGAATAGATTTACAAAATCCTGACGCTGGAGCTCCAATAGAACAAGCACCTCCAGGAATTATGAATCCTTATGATCCTAGTCAAAGCACAGTTTTAGGAAAACCTGGTATAGATAGATTAGATACAAGTGAAGTAGATATACCAGATAATTATTTTACAGACGATTCTTCTACTGATATTGAAGACATATCTGTTGAATTGCCAACAACAAATATTGAAACAGCTTTTGATCCACAAGCAGTAAACACAATCTTAGGTCCAGATGGCATTACTTATGATGCTGTAACAGGAAACCCTATATATGAAGATCTTGATGCACAAGCAGCCGCGACTTCAATAACACCAGAGACTGAAAGTGCACTAAGTCAAGCATTTAGAACAGGAAAAGAAGCTCTTGATTCTGGAATGCAAACTATATCACAAGTTGGTAAAAGCATTGCAGACTCGGTCAAAGGAACTTACAATGATTTAAATAAAACAGTAGAGGTTCCTGGATTAGGAGAGATTGATATTGGTAAAACTTTAGGTGGATTAGCGATTAACGCAGCAGTCGGTGCACCTGTTAGCCTTGTAAAATATGCAATGGATCAACTGCCTCCAAGTAAATCACAGTTAGCTTACGATGCATATACTCCTACTCAACAAGCGATAGTAGATCAAGAATTTGGTCCAGGTGGATTGTTAGATGGATACAATGAAGTGTCTGCTTTTGGTAAAGACGCAAAAGGCATAGCTGAAGATGTTTTAGATCAAAGACTTGACAATGTTGGTATTGATCAAAGAACACTAGATTTAGCAGACTTAGTAGAATCATTAGGTGGTGACGTACCAAGTGAAATAGAATCAACACTATCAGGCGATATTCAAGATACAGGTGATGCATCAGTAGCAGAAGGTATAGCAGCAGCAGATAGAGCAGCAGCACAAGCGGCAGCTGAAGCAGCTGAATTAGATAGACAACAAAGACAAAGAGAAGCAGATGCAGCAGCAGCAGGTATAGACGATAGTCCTGGTGAAACCACAGACGCTTCTGGAACTGAAGGAGAAGATCAAGATAGATTTGGTGGTGGAGCTGATATCGAAGGTGGTGATCCAAGTGAAACATCAGACGATGATTTTGCAGACGATTTTGATGACGGCACCATGACAGGAACAGCAGGTCAAGGTGGAGATTACGGATTAGGACCATCGGGACTTTCATCTCCTGGAAGTCAAGCTAATTCTCCTGGTAATCCAGCAAATCAAGGAGGAGGAGACGGTGACGGTTGTTTCTTAGCAGGCACACTAGTTACAATGGCTGATAGTTCAACTAAACCTGTAGAGCAAGTTGATTTAAAAGACAATGTTGCAGAAGGTGGAAAAGTATTTGCAACAGGTAAATTCTTAATTAAAAATTTATATGATTATAAAGGTATTAAAGTATCTGGTAGCCACATGGTCCATGAAGATGATAATTGGGTTAGAGTTGAAGATAGTAAACACGGCAAACCATTAGGTAATGATGAACACACTGTTTATGTATTTGGATCAGAAAATAGAAGAATTTTAATTAATGATATTTTATTTACTGACTACTTTGAAGTAAATGAACAAAATATTTTAATAAAAGATTCAGAAGATTTTTTTAACAATTCTAAAAACTATGGAAAAATTATCGACAAACAAAATGTTGATATACTAAATGCAAGCTAGAAAATGGAATTTAGATACTGACTATAAGTATTTAGTTGAATGGTGGAAACAACATGAATTTGGTGTTGTACCTAAAAATTGTTTACCTCCAGATGGTATTATTATTGAAGATGATAAACCAATATGTGCAGGAGGTATTTATTTTGGTATTGGCACACAATTTGCTTTTATGGAATGGATTGTAGTTGATAAAAAAACAGGTTTAAAAACAGCGCATAATGCATTAAAATTATGTGTAGAGGAACTTATAAAAATGGCAGAAGAAAAAAATATAGATTTATTATACACAGTAACCGCAGATAAATCTTTGCAAAAAAGATACATTAAATATCATGGGTTAAATATAGCAGAAAAAAGTGCTACTACTTTTTTAAAAAATATTTCTAAAAAAAATTATGTTGATTTAGATTGGATTACAGATGGCAAATAAAAATATCGCATTAGAAAAAATAGAATCACACGAAAAACTGTGTCGTATCATGCAGAAACAAACCCACGATCGTATTAATCAACTACAGAATCAGATAACTAGAATAGAAAGAATACTACTTGTGTCTATGGGTTCTGTTATGACAGGTATGGCCGGTGTTATTGTAGTGTTGATACAAAAATTGTAGCGCTCATACGTAAGTCCTACTTTTTCCTATATCCAAGCTTTTAATTCTTCTCCCATAACTTGACTTGCAATATTTACTTTCTTACGTAAAGCTTTTACAATTCTTTCATCAACTGTATCTTCACACATTATATCAATATACGTCATAGGTTTAGTTTGACCAATACGATCTATTCTAGCTTCTGATTGTTGTCTTTTCTCAAGGTCATAACCATTAGAATAGTAAACCATATTACTGGCTGCTGTAAGGGTGATACCATATCCACCTGTCTGTGGTGTACCAATAAAGAACCTACACTTTTCATCATCTTGAAAACGTTTTATGTTTTGTTGTCTTTCATCCTGTGGTGTCAAACCATAATAATCTACAAAAGAATCTTGACCAAACTCTTCAACAATTGCTTTTATAATCTGTTTTACATCACTTTGCCAATGGGCCCAGATAACAACCTTACCTTCTATTTCATTAAGAACATTTATTAACTCATCAAGTCTATTGCTTTTTAGTTCCTGTATAACACCGTCATCAGATTTAAAGTGACCACAAGTTATTTGTTGTAGTCGCATTAACTGTGTCAATGCATTTGCAGTGGTGATCATCTTGCCATTTAATATTGCAAGTGCTTCTTTTTTCATCTGTGTGTAAACTTTAAATTGATCCGGTGTAAGCTGTATTATACGTTTCATAAAAGTTTTTTTAGGTAGATCTAAACAATCATCTTTTAGTACACGGTAAGAAAAGTTTTTTAATTTATCTGACAACTCACCAAGGTTACGATACCCAACTACAATTTGTACAGATCGTCCGCCAAAGTTTGCTGTCTTCATAATAGCGTATCTAGTTCTAAACGAGTAATAAGAAGCATGATCCAAGAGCCAAGGGTCAAGGAACTCGCATTGTTTGTATAAATCCAATGGTGATTTAGTTACAGGTGATCCTGTAAGGATTCTTTTATATTTTGCATGTGTACCAAGTTTTACAATATTTTTTGTACGTTTAGCTTCGGGATTTTTTATCGTAGTAGACTCATCTATTGCCATCATAGTGTCATGTGAGTTTATAAATTTAGCTGCAAAATCAACACCTTTTTGACTAGATAAGGCTTCAACATTCATACATAAAATATGTAAATCAGTTCCTGTTTTAAACAATGTGTTTAAATTTTGTTGTTGTTGTTTTGTAATATTTGCTTGCCACAATACGGACACTTTTTCTATATGATCTGGTAAGTGTGTAGGTATTTCAGAACTATACCAATTTTTATACACACCTTTTGGTGCCACA